AATGTTTAGTGTTTACAAGAGAAAAGATTATCTTGCCAAGCGGCTTGGCTTTGCGCTATCCTAACCTGACTGGAGAGCCTGATGAAAAAGGGCGGCTGCAGTGGTCGTACGGTGATGATAAGAAGAAGTTGTACGGCGGGAAGCTGACTGAAAACATTGTTCAGGCAGTGGCTCGTTGCGTTATGACAGACGGTATGTTGCGGATACAGAAGCGTTATCCCTGCGTGCTGACTGTCCACGATGAAGTAGCTGCGCTAGTCCCTGAGTCGGAGGCTGAAGAAGCTGAAAACTGGGTCTTGGCGCAGATGACTATGGTTCCCAAGTACATGCCGGGGATTCCATTAGCGGCAGAAGCAGGGCATGCGAAACGATATGGAGATGCAAAGTGAAGATCCCAACAAGAATAAAGGTCGGTAAAACTTGGTACGACATAAACACCGTCAAGCACATGCAAAAACAAGGTGTAGTAGGCGGCACTTGGTACAAAGAAAAGTTAATTGAAGTGGCTACACACAGCAACGTGCGTGGCGTACGGTTCAAGAAAGAAGATGTGTACGACACGTTCTGGCACGAGTTGACTCATGCCATACTGAAAGATATGAACAGCAAGCTTGAAGCTGACGAGAAGTTTGTAACAGCGTTCTCGGAAAGACTAACCAAAGCAATTATCTCAGCGAGGTTTGATTGAAAGTTAAATGGTCACACTCAGCCCTCAAAGACTTTGAGAACTGCCCTCGGCGGTACTACGAAGTCAAGGTGCTGAAGAACTACCCCACGCCAGAAACAGAACAGATCAAGTACGGCAAAGAGTTGCACAAAGCCGCTGAAGATTATGTGCGCGACAATACACCGCTACCTGTACAGTTCTTGTTTGTGAAACCTACCATTGATGCGTTGCTGACAAAGCAAGGTCGTCGTTACCCAGAGCATGAGATGGCGTTAACTGAAACGCTAACGCCGTGCGGTTTCAAAGATGAGAATGTTTGGGTGCGTGGTATTGCTGACTTGTTGATCGTTGATGATGACAACTTGACAGCATGGGTAGTGGACTACAAAACAGGAAACAACAAGTACCCGGACGTTGGGCAGTTAGAGCTTATGTCTTTAATGGTGTTTGCTAACTTCCCTCACATTCGACAGGTCAACTCTGCGCTTTTGTTTGTGGTCAAAGAAAGCATGGTCAAACACAAAATGTCGATTGACGAAGTCCCTGCCGCATGGCAAAGATACCGTGAACGTGTTGCCAAATTGGCGGCATGCCACAGTAATAATGTATGGAACCCAAACCAGACACCGCTATGTGGTTGGTGTCCGGTGAGGAAATGTGAATTTCACCCTAAACACTAGGAGTCAATCATGGTACGCAAGCGCGATTACAAAGCTGAATATCAACGCGATTTAGAAACAGGCAAGTCTGGTCCGGGCAGCGCACAGCACGAGCGCCAACGCGCACGCCGGATGTACGACAAGATGGGTATTGATCGCTCTGGTAAAGACATTGACCACATCAAACCTCTACGCAAGGGCGGTACATCATCTAAAGGTAACCTGCGTTTGCGTAGCAAAAAAGCCAATCAGGGAGACAACAAGTGAAAGATTTAACACCGCAAGCTCTTGCTGACTTGTGGTATTTAAAGTATGGGCACAGTTGGGTAGTGCGTAATACTCTGACAGATGAATGGAAAAACATTGGCAGAGAGTTAATGCGAAACAACTTAGCTACTTATGAATTACTTAGCCACAACCAAACACCAACCATAGAAATCATAAAGCTAAAAGAGACATGCAAATAATCGAAAACAAAGCGCTGATATTGCGCACACGTAACCCTGACAAGTACAGCATCATCCCCAAGTCAAAGATTGTTAATGAACTTGACGGTGGTATCTTTGAAGTAGCAATCAAGTGGGGGCTTGATGAAGTACGCGTGCTTAAAAACCTTGGCGTTAAGAACGTACCATCCCCAATCACGGCACGCTACGACTGGCCCGGGCGTTACAAACCCATGATGCACCAGATTGAAACATCTTCTTTTCTTACGCTACACCGCAGAGCCTTTGTGTTCTCAGAACCCGGCACGGGTAAAACGCTTTCGGCGTTGTGGGCCGCTGACTACCTGATGCGCACTAAGCAAGTGCGGCGTTGCTTAGTTCTGTGTCCCATATCAATCATGCACTCGGCATGGATGGCTGACCTACAAAACAGCATCATTCATCGCTCCGCGATTATTGCGCACCATCAGCAGGCCGCACGGCGCATCGAGATGGTTCAGGGCGATTACGAATTTGTTATAACCAACTACGACGGTCTTAATCTTATAGCCGACGAGGTCATCAATGACGGGCGCTTTGATCTGATCATTGCGGACGAAGCCAACGCTTATAAAAATGTCAGTACAAAACGCTGGAAAGCCCTGCATAAAATCCTTACTCCCAACACGTTGCTCTGGATGATGACAGGCACGCCAGCCTCGCAGTCACCGCTGGATGCTTACGGGCTAGCCAAGATGGTCAACCCTGCGGGTGTGCCAAAATTTTATACGGCATGGCGCGATGCCACAATGAACAAGGTCAGCATGTTTAAGTGGGTTCCCAAGTTCGATGCGCAAGATAAAATCCACACCGCCCTGCAACCCGCAATACGCTTTACCAAAGAGCAGTGCTTGGATCTCCCGCCAGTCATTACGGAGACCCGGGACGTACCGCTGACCCCCCAGCAAAAGAAGTACTACAACATGCTCAAGGAGCAGATGCTGGTCAGGGCGGCAGGGGAAACCATTACCGCAGTCAACGCCGCCGCAGAGGTCAACAAGCTACTTCAGATCAGCGCAGGGGCGGCATACACGGACAACGCCGAGGTGGTAGAGTTCGACTGCACGCCAAGACTCTCCGTGCTCATGGAAGCGCTGGAGGAGACGGATCGCAAGGTCTTAGTATTTGCCCCATACCGGCACAGCATAGACACGATCACGACATACCTGACGCAGAACAACATCGACTGTGCGCAGATCCACGGTGATGTATCGCCATCAAAGCGCACCAAGATCTTCAAACAGTTTCAAGAAGAAGCGAGTCCTCGCGTACTTGTGATCCAACCGCAGGCGGCATCGCACGGTGTGACCCTGACTGCTGCTGACACGGTGGTGTTCTGGGGTCCGGTGATGTCAACAGAAACCTACATCCAATGCTGTGCACGCTCAGACCGCAAAGGGCAGACCAGCGACAAAGTAACAGTTATACATATTCAAGGTAGTGAGATTGAACGCAAGATGTTTAAACGCTTAGCTGAACGCGTTGAGGACAACAACATGCTGGTGAAGTTGTACGAGGAGGTGCTTGACAGAAAGTAAAAGATTGGACAAAATTGTAAAACATAAGGAGCATACAAGATGGAACAAATACCCCTAGATAAACTTGCAAAGGTTTATCGCAAGATTCGTGACCGCATCGGAAAGCTAACGCAAGAATACGAGACTGAGGTTGAACGCCTCAAGTCTCAGCAGCAAGAAATTTCCAACGCGATGAAAGACATTCTGATGTCCACCGGACAGAAGAGTGCTCGGACTACTGAAGGAACAATCATTCTTGGAACCAAGACACGGTACAACACAAACGATTGGGACTCATTTAAGAAGTTTGTGTTGGAGTATGAAGTTGTTGAACTGCTTGAGCAGCGCATCGCTCAGCGCAACATGGCGCAGTTTTTAGAAGATAACCCTACGCTTGTGCCTCCCGGACTGGACCAAGCTACGGAATACACCATTACAGTCCAAAAACCACGTAAATAAGGAGATGTACATGAGTAACGTAGTCGCATTTAATCCCGCGCAAGTTCCAGCATTTGCGAAAAAGGGCGAGTTGTCTGCGCTGGCTAAAACACTGGCTGGTGGCGGTGGTCAGTCTGGTAAACGCATCAGCATCAAAGGCGGTGTGTTTCGTTTGATCTCTGATGGTAAAGAAGTTGCAGCCATCGAAGATCGTTTCCTTGATGTGGTGATCGTTGCTGCCGCATCTAAAATCAGCCGTACTTACTACGGCGAGGCTTACGATCCTGAAAAGCCAGCCCCTCCCGCATGCTGGTCGGCTGATGGTGAAAAGCCTGACGCATCTGTCAAAGAGCCACAGCATGTAAACTGCGCTGGCTGTCCGCAAAACATCAAAGGTTCTGGCGCTGGTGAATCACGCGCTTGCCGCTTCTCTCAGCGCTTAGCTGTTGTGCTGGCTAACGATGTTGAGGGTGATGTGCTTCAGTTAACACTGCCTGCTACTAGCGTGTTTGGTAAAGAGGAAGGCGACAATCGTCCACTGCAAGCGTATGCAAAATGGCTGGCCGCACAAAGCGTTGGTCCTGACATGGTTGTGACCCGCATGAAGTTTGACACCAAGGCGCAGTCACCCAAGTTGTTCTTCAAGCCGATGCGT